ATGCGGGAGAGCCAGACGGCGCAGAACGCGTTCATCCAGAAGGGTCTCACCGACGAGGTGGATGCCTTGTATAACAGACTTTCCAGTTGCCCCGTGCCAAGTACCCCGGTTTTTGGACGGACACCGATTTTCCAATGCAACGGAAGCAACGGCTTCGGCTGCGGATGCGGGAACGTGTAAGCGGCGGAAGAACTCTACGGGGCGGAGGCCATCCGCCCCGTATTGATAAGGAGGATCTATATGGCTTGTAAAAACGTATGCCGGCTGTGCAGCCGGCTGGCGATCTCCACGGCGGTGACGCTGGACGGGACGGACCTGATCGTCACGATCCCACAGGCCACGTACCGGGACGGGGAGAAGGTGTGCATCGTCATCGCCCAGGCGATCCCGGCGGCGACGCCCATCACGGCGCCGGTGCTGATTCAGATCGGCGCTGGCACGGAACAGTATCCGCTGACCACGCGGTGCTGCCAGCAGGTGACCGCCTGCGGGGTGCGGACGAGAACCAAGTACGCCACAAACGTGGTAACCAACGCAGCAGGAGCGGTTTTCCGGATGATCGGGGCGCCGGCGTGCTCGCCGGACAACAGCCTGGAATCCATCGACGGGAACGCGCCGGTGACACCGTAAGGAAGGAGAAAGAGCAATGTACGAGACGATTTGCATGAAGCTTCACGAGGAGCTGGCCCGGATCGAGGAGAAATACCGGACCAGGGGCGAGGCCGAGATGAGCAACGCGGACCTGGAGATCGTGGACAAGATCAGCCATGCGCTGAAAAGTTTGGCCACCTATGAGGCCATGGAAGGCGCGCAGCAGGGGAACAGCCAGGGCGGCTACTCCTATCGCAGGGGCCGGGACTCAATGGGCCGGTATACCAGCCGGGACGTGGAGCCTGGGCGCGCATGGGATCCGTACAACCGGGAGCGGGAAATGAATTCCGGCATGCCCTACAGGTATTAAAAAACGGGAGGCGCTTCGGCGCCTCCTTATCTTTTGATTGTGTGTTCTACGTAATGGGTCGGTTCATCTCCACATGATGTGGGACACACGAACAGGATTTTGTACGTGCTGTCCGACACCAACACCTTTTGGACTGCCGCCTGGATGCGAGCTTTCTGCTCTTCCGGCGGCAGTTCTTTTATGTTGGCAGCGTCGCGGAGGAGGGCCTTCAGCCGGGAGGGATCATAACGGGCGGAGGAACGGGTGGCGGATTCCAGGCGGGCGCGGAGGAGCTGCTCTTCCTTAGAAAGGGATTTGAGCTCTTCCGCAACGGAGGGCGGAGGGGTATCGCTGGTCTTGATGAAATTCACGAGGCGGGCGGACTGGCGCCGGATCTCAGCGAGACGATCCTGGAGGGGGCCAAGGGTGAGATGCTGGTTTTTTTCAGCATCGTCCATGAAAGTGTTGGCAATGGCGCAGGCGCCGCGGATCAGCTCATCATCGGAGGCCAGGTAGGCCAGGGAGGTGAGCACGGCCTGCTGGACGGATTCCAGGCGGGCGGAGCGGACGCAGCGCCCGGGGCAGGAATAATAGCGCTCGATCTCGCCGGAGCGAGTCTTGCCGCCGTGGCGGATCTTCATGTTCTTCCCGCAGACGGAACAGAACACCAGGCCGGTGAGGGGGTACACGGTGCGGGCACGGTAGGAGGCGGCCAGGTTTGCGGTGGAGTTGGCGGTGCGGATGGCGCAGACCCGCTGCCATTCCTCCGGGGAGAGAAGCGCCGGCACGCCGCCGGGGATCCGGATGACTTCCGGGGAGGTAATCTTATGGCGGGGATCCGCGCCCATGCGGCGGACATAGGTGCCGCTGTAGATCTCATTCGACAGCAGATAGTTGATATGCTGTTTCGTATACGGACGGGACCGACGGAGGACGGAAAGGCGATCCGGGACATTGAGATAATACAGGATGGCGGAATAGCCGGAGCGGGCCATGTACAGATCGAAAACATGGCGGACGATGGGGGCGGAAACGGGATCCAGCTGATACCGGCGATCCTCGTCGATGGCATATCCAAGGGGCACGTGGCCGCCAAGGTATTTACAATCCCGGGCCAGGTGCTTATGGGACATGACAACGCGATCGGAATCCTGTTCCCGCTCCAGCTGGGCGAAGGAGGCCAGGAGGTTCAGCATCATACGCCCGGAGGGGGTGGAGGTATCAATGGATTCGGTCACGGACACCAGGGTGACGCCGTTGGGGGCGAAGACATCCTCGATCATGGCAAGGGTATCCCGGAGGGAGCGGGAAAGCCGGTCCAGCTTCCAGACCACCACGGCGGAGCAGGAGCCGGCGCGGACGGCGGAGAGCAGCTGCTGCAGGGCAGGGCGCTGGGTGTTCTTGCCGGAGAAGCCGGCATCCTCATAGATCTTAATCTCAGACTGGGCCATGGCAGCATAGCCGCGGAGGATATCCCGCTGGGCCTCGATGGATATGCCGTGGGCCGCTTGCTCATCCGAGGAAACGCGGGAGTAACCCAGGAGCATGGTATCACCTCACAGCTATGATGATAAGAACGACGGCGAGAATCACGAAACCGAGGACGCCGGAAGGGCAGGGGGCATCCGGGTGCTTCTGGCGGTGATCTTTGTGCTGGGCATATTCAAAGAAGGCACCCACAAGGGCCAGGACGGCGGCGACAAGGACATCAATCTTCATGGTTCATTCCTCCTTAAACATTTTGGATGCGATCTGGAGCTGCTGGGAGATATAGTCTTTCCCTTCCGGGGTGAGATCCCGGAGCTGATGGATCACGGAGCGCTCATAGGGGGAAAGCTCGCCAAGATCCGGGAGAACATAGTCGGACATGAAATTCTCATAGGATTCATCCGGATAATCCAAAAGGTACGCAGGGGAACAATGAAGCGCGATGGAAAGCTTCTCAATCACGGAGCGCTTCAAGTTTATTACCTGGCCGGTTTCGTATTTGTTGATGGCGGCCCGCTGCTTACCGATGGCACGGCCAAGATCCTCCTGGGTCATGCCAAGCGTTTTCCGGAGTTCGCGGATCTTTTCGCCTGTCGTCATATGATCATCTCCTTCTGTATATAGAATAACATAAAAAAATACACGCAACAAGAAAAAAGATCTTGACACGATACAGAACACCCGATTATAATGTGTATCGGAATCGGATCGTTTGAAAGGAGAATAGAGAATGAACGAGACAGAGCTGAAGATCGAAATGGCCAGGAACCACGATACGCAGGAAAAACTGGCGGAAGCTTTGGGATTGTGCGCTCCCAGCGCAATCAGCACGCGGATAAAGGGAAAAGTGGAATTCCGCGAGACGGAAATAGCAACCATCGGGAAACGGTACGGACTGTCCGCAAAACGGCTGTGCGAAATTTTTTTTCCGGGTGTTGTATCGGAATCAGATCGTGAGGTGGGAGCATGAAGAATCCAAAGTGGAAACTGCTTGAGTCGGCGATGGGTACGGTATCACGGTTCCAGTACGAGAAAGGGATGAAGGACATGGTTGGGTGGCTTGCGCGGAACGGATTTATCCGGAAGAAGCAGGCGACATTTCTGTTGGACTACATCGAGGATCCGGGGATCCAGGTGCTGGACGGGGAGAATAATCTGTGGTTCGCGCAGACGGTGAACGGAGCGGCGAAAGCGCTGGGAATCCCGGAGGAGTTACCTGATGATTACTTCAATCACGATTGACCGGGAGACCGGGGAGATCATCGGCGTGGAGCGGGCGGAGGCGCCGGAAGCGGAGCTGAAGCGGATCACGCGGGCGCTTATCGGAAGGAGCGGGCATGGACATACGGAGGAAAACGGCGCTGATCGTCCGGAGGGGAAACGAGTTCCTGGTGGGGACGATCCTGTACTCCACGGACCTGCGGTGGAGCATCTACCCGTGGGACGCATGGAGCACCAGGGACCGGAGCCAGGCCAGGGACGTGGCCGCGGTCACCGGCGGAGATCTGTATCTGTTTAATCCAGTGGCGGGGCAGCTGCGGAGATATGAAGGGAGAGAAAGGGCATGATCAGGATCACCAGGAGCGAGGTGCTGCGGAAGTGCATCATCGTCTTTGACGCGCTGAAGCGGGTGGCCAGCAAGGGAAACGCCGGACTGGAGGCGGCATGGGGCGCGGAGGACGAGTTCGCCATGGACGAGGCGGTGGCGGCGGAGCTGCGGCAGATGCTGCGGGAGATGGAGGCCGGGGAGAGCCGGAAGACGGAGGAGCCGGACGCCACCGAGAAGCTGAGAATGGTGAAGGCGCAGGTGGTTGCCAAGGGGATCCGCGCCCATGCGGCGGAATGGCAGCGGGACATCATGGAGAACGGGGTGCCGGAAAGGCTGGATCTGAAATGAGAGAGCCGGGGCCGTGCCCGAAGGACTGCCCGGAGCGGTGCGCCACATGCCACACAACGTGCGAGAAGTACATCCAGTGGCGGAAACGGCTGGACGCGCAGAAAGCCAGGGAGCGAGCCGTGCGGGCCGTGACCGGGGTATACATGACGGACGCGAAGAAGAAGCAGATCTGGAAGCAAAGCATGGAGAAGAGAAGAAGACACTGAAGAAGGAGAGAGACACATGAAGAAAGCATGGAGCGAATGGGTGCTGCCGGCGGTGGCGCTGATCATGTTCGGCGTGATGATCGGGATCGGGATCAGCGGATTCATCCTGGGGTACGCCGGAGCGGAAGGAAGCGACGGATTCATCCACGAGTGCTGGGTGCTGTGCCAGCCGGACAGCGGCGTCTACGTGCGGCGGAAGCCGGGGACGCAGAGCGAGGCGGTGGCCATCGTCAGCTGCGGGGCCAGCCTGCGCACATGGCAGGAGGAACGGGGAACGTTCATGAAGATCATGGAGCTGGCGGCGGAGGAAACGGAAGGATGGATCTGTCAGCGGTACATCGTATGGACGGAGCCGGAAGAGGTGAACCAGGAGCGGGCCATCGTGGCGGAGGGCCGGGTGGCGGCGCGGAAATGGATCGAGGGGCCGGTGGCCCGATGGATCCAGCCGGGGGAGACGGTGACGGTGTACTGGATGAGCAGCGAGTGGGCCGTGACGGATCGGGGATATATTCGAAGCGAGTTTATCGAGTGAAGAGGGAAGCACATGAAGGAAAAGATGAAGCTTGGTTCACTGTTTGACGGATCCGGCGGGTTCCCTTTGGCCGGCGCAATACACGGCATTGAGCCGGTATGGGCAAGTGAAATCGAACCATTTCCAATCAGAGTAACGAAACAACGATTTCCTAATATGAAACATCTTGGCAGCGTTACAGATGTAAACGGGGCAGAGGTTGAACCGGTCGATATTATTACGTTTGGTTCTCCGTGCCAGGACTTGTCGGTAGCCGGAAAACAGGCGTGAATCCATGACGGTGAGAGATCAAGCCTGTTTTTTGAAGCCATCAGGATCATCAGGGAGATGAGAGAGAATGACAGAAAAAATGGAAGGGCAGATATCGATATTCGACCAAGATTTGCAGTATGGGAAAACGTGCCAGGAGCATTCAGCAGCAACCAAGGAAAAGACTTCC